CATATAACAAGCCAGAGGGAAATTGCTGACTTAAATATGTTGTAGCAACATTACTAGATAATCCTGCTGGTTTCAAGGTATAATTTAATTGCATGGTATATGTCAAGTCTGGAATTGGGGCTAATACTATATTTGATTCATCCCAATAACTAAAATATTTAGGCAATCCTTGAGCATTAGTAGCATTATACTCATTAATAAAGCCAGTATCTCTATACTCTATTATAGCATTACTACTATATACTGCAGATGGAATAATTTGAGCCTCTCTTATAATTAAAGTTTGATCAGTTAATAAAGGTGTACTTACATAAGGTTGACCTGCAATAATTGTAGCTGTTGCATATTTTCTATTATTATCAGAATCTACATCTCTTTGAATTCTCCATTCAGCATCTTGAATAAATCCATTAACAATCGTTGATGTAAATACGTTTGAATCAACTTCTGTATAATCTCTAATTTTTTGAACAAGTTCTGTGTATGTCATATTAAGCTTCTAATGTAACTGGACCTGCGGAACATTGTGCTCCACCACCAGAAACATTTCCTATTGTTGCTGTATCTGTACTTAAGAAATAAAAATAATTCAATGGATCACTAACGATACCCGATGAATCAATTTTTCCAACTGTAATAGTAAAACCATTTGCATTTGAAATATCTGTAACTCCATCAAAAGATGGAACCGATTCAAACGAAGTCTCGCGCGTAGGCGTGCCAGGGATTAATACTTCTGGTGGTCCTCTAAATCTAACTACATTGCCAGTTGATCTTCCATGATCTTCTGAATAAACATTAATGTAAGTATTTCCTGCATACTTAATTGTTGTAAAAGGATTTGGTGTAAGTTCTATAATTACAGGTGGTTCAATTCTATCAGGATGAGCATATTGTAATCCTTCAGGATCAGCGTTATGTGGTTTTGGTTCAAGTTGTGGATGCTTTGGTTCATATTCAGTTATATGTACCCATGATCCATTCCATTCTTGTACCATTTCAGTATATGGAAATCTTTGACCAGATCGGTCAGAGATCATGTAAGCATATTTTCCTCTAGATAAATTTCCCATTATGCGCTCGGATAGTAAGTTTTAGGTGTTATGAATGAACTAGAAGAAGAACCATCTTGTTCTAATGCTCTTTTTAATTCATCCTCATATAATAATTTCATATCTTGAATTCTTTGTGGTGCAAATTTAACTGCTAAATAATAAGAAAGTCCCGCGCACATACATGGAACAAATCTATATGGAACGTTTGTAATATTTGTATAAGCTCCAACATCTTGAATTCTTTTTGCATAATAATAATGCATAACATTATTTACCTGATCAGCGCCTGGTGTTAAATATAAAGTAATTGTAATTTTATCTATAAATCTTTGTACCCAATATTGTGTTGGTTGACCTTCTGAAAATTTAGAAGATAAAGAATTATAAGTTGATCTATCTATTTTTGTAAGTGGAAAATCTGCAACTGGAACTTGTTGTGTATTTCTATAAGTTGCTTCGTAAATATCGTCTGGTCCATAAGTGATGGAATTATAATCATATACAGCGCTATTATCTGCATGAATTGCAGCTGTTGTACCATTAGCACCACGCGTACAACCTGTTATAGTATTCGCATCTGTATTTGTTCCAGTATAAGTAATTTGTTCAGATCCAATTAATAATGTACCAGTTGTTGGAAACTGCCAAACTGAATCAAGTGTTAAAGTTGTAACAGATGCATTAATTGCACCATCTAAATAACTTAATGTACCATCAGAAGTTCCATCTGAAGATGATCTATAAATTGTATAAACAGTTTGACCTTCTACCATTGAGATAGAATTTTCTGCAACTTCCCAATAATGAAGTCCTCTGTTGCCCCACTCTTGAAACATAATGTTCAGCGAGCGACGAGCGGCTTTCATTTGGTTACCTGTATTATTTACAAGACCAATTCTTTCGTAAGACTCTTCTATGATCTCATCAATAGTAAAAGTTTTTTCAAAAACTGTAGTGCCGGAAGAGGTAGCCATACTAGCCTCCTACTTTTCTATAAATAACGTAACAGTTAATCCGCTTGAGTTTGAAGCAACTCCAATACCATCAACAATACCTGTTCCATTTCTTTGTGCATATAATACACCATCTTCTGGAAGATTTAATGTTTCAGTTTGATTTGCTCCAACTTGAATTGGAATATAAACTTGTGTGTTAGTTGAAGTACTTACAGTTGTAGTATTTGCTAAACCATTAATAATACAAGAACCTGAAGTTCCTCCAGCTTGTATCATATAACCTCTTAATCTTGTAGGTCCAGTAAACAAAACTGCAGTACTTACGTCACTTGCACATATAACCGGTTTTACATCTGACTTCATATTTTTCTCCTTATATAAGGAGCCCTTTCGAGCTCCTTAAATTAATTTATTATGTTGGTGATACAGCTGCTCTTGTATCAACTCTTAACCATTCAGCTCCATCTGAAAAAGCATAAACTGCTGATCCTGAAGCTCCATCAAGAGTGTAAACCATAGCACCTTCATTTGTAGTTGCTAATAATTTTGTTCCTGATTCAGTTCCTGAAGTAATTGTAAGTGTTGTTGCATTAGTTGCTGAGTAAGGTCTTTTTCCACCTTGTTCAGTATCGTTTGCTCCAGTTCCACCTGCATTTGGATTTGGTCCACCAATAAATCCATTTAGTGATACCACTGGTCCGTTAAACGTTGTATTTGCCATAAGTGTTCTCCTAGTTATTCCAATACCGTCTCTAGGCCGTCGACTATACGCGTCGATATTAGAAGTTAATGTATAGTAGTTAAAATATAGCTTAATTTATTAAATAGCGCAAGGGATACCTGCATCGAAAAACTACTTTTCGGATATAAATAGCTAGGTTTTAGCTAGCTACAGAAAACTCAGGAGCAGCTAACTCTACTTTAATTTGTCTATGAGCTATTTCAGCTTCAGACATTTTAATTTGGTTAATGATCTCACGAATTTTTTCGTCGATCCTAACCATATCAAGAGTGTATTTACCCTCTTGAATGTAGTGTTGCTCCCAATCAAGTTCTAAAGACCTTTTCTGTTTGTAAAGGTTTTGAACTGATATCATCTACAACCTCCTCATAGGTTATCCAGCATTTATCTTTAGCAAAAGATCGCATGCTGTCTTTTAATAATATATCTTTTTTTCCTATTTTGTCAAGGATAGCTTGTTCTATACTTTCTGCACTATCTTCTGCTTCAATGTTAAAATCAGCCATGTGACCATAAGCTCTAATTTTTACTTGAAACAGTTTTGTCATAATTCATTCTTTCTATCAGATTAATGGAGCCCCATAAAGGGGCCCCACTAAATAAAAAATGCTTAAATATTAAGCAGATCCTTGTGATCCGAAGATACCTCTAGGGTCAGACCAGCCGAAGCTGTATCTTTCTCTAGCTTTGTATCTAACGTTACCAGTATCAAAATCACCTTCCATAGCAGTTTTGATAGGTGCTCTTACGAACATCTTCATACCGTTTGGAACGTCAGTTTTGATAAAGAACGCATCAGTATCAGTTAAGAAATTGTTAACCACATAACCTTGTGGAACCATTCCCATTGATCTAATTGCGTTTGTATCGTTATCAGCAGTACCAGTTCTTAACGCTGATTTCATTAATCTTTCCGCAGTGAATTGTAATTCTTTTGGAATGATTAATTTAACACCCTGAGCTGCAATTTTTAAACCACGCTCATCTGTGAACGCATTGATATCGATCAATGATTGTTCAAGAGAAGTTTCGTTTAAGTCAGCTTGAGTTGCTAGCGTGTTGCTGAATGAACCAGCAATAGTTGGGTGAGAAGAGTTCACTAAAGAAACTCCGTCGCCACCAACATAAGATGAACTAAATGCATTATTTAGTACATTCGCTGCAGTTACCTGCTTAGTGTTTGCCATAGATCTTGCTAATGCTTTTGTATATCTAGACGCAAGTCTGTCATACAAGTTGTCCTCAATCGCTTCTTCAGTGATTGCGAAAGCAAGAGCTATAGTGTTATGAGTGTATCTAGCAGTGAAAGTTTCTTGCGCATTGTCAAATACAACTGCAGATCCTTCCGGCTTGATTTCCGCGTTAGCGAATCCAGATAACATTACTTCCTCTTCGAAAGCTCTGTCT